ACTAATACACTACCAGCTTCACAACTATTACATCTGAACATCTGATATGATGATGAATAGATATATGCAAAGTCTAATACTACAACTTGACCATCGGATTTTCTAAATCCCCAGTTAGCATAATTCTTATTAGGATCATAGCCAACATCACCAATGAAGAACTTCTCTTCAAATTTTGATAAGATATGGAGAACTGTATTCTTATTAGATACAAACTCATTCTTATCCATTGGGATAACTGGTTCACAAGCTTCGATAAGTCCATCTTGTAAGCACTCATATACTTTAATTACATATGGTTGTAATTTATCTGTATACTTAAACTCACGCTTATTATCTGTCTTACCATGTTCGTCAAGAGCTATCTTGAATACGGTATCCTCAATTTGGATACCGATTCTATTAGTTCCATGTCCGAGAAGGAATGCTTTAATCTCATACTTATCTAAAGTATATTCAACTAATCTTCCTTTCTCCTCATTTGTACAAGCACTATATGTAATTGCGAACAAGTCTTGAAGACATTCCATTGGGAAGAACTTCTTAATCTTACTCTTTAACTTAATCTTATCTGCCATGATAATCTCACTCTCCTATTCATTGTATTAGAATTTTATTCTCATTCCACCTAATGCTGATACTGGTTCTCCAGTCTTTTCCATGTGCTTTAACTGCTTATCGTTATGTGATACGATATCCATCATAGCCAAATAACTAGCTAATGCACCTTCGCTTGGAGCTTTCTTCTTCTTAGCCTTTTTAACCTTTGTATTGATTAATGGCTTATCCTTCTTAGCCTTCTTACCTTTCTTCTTAGATTTCTTTCTATCTTCTCTAGGATCATGGTTAATGCTAATATTTCTAAGCTCTTTCTCAGCAGCCTCAATATCTCCACCATGGCTATCAATGATCTCATCTCTTAAAGTTGTATACTCAGAAATTAGTTCATTGGTTCTATCCTTGAACTCCTCACTATGATGCTTTGTACGCTTCTTGTCACGTTTCTTTTCCTGCTTCTCTTCATAAGCTAGAGTACCATACTTGAGAGCTCTACCTCCCCACATCTTCTTAAGATTAAAGCCCTTCTCATCTAGCTTATCAATGGTTCTTCTATCTAAGTATTCACCACGAGTCATCATCTTACCTCTGTAGTTACCAACCTCTGTCTTATTGAGATACTCTTCCCACTCTCTCTCATAATCACTGATGTAATTCTTTCTAAGAGGATTTCCATGGAACTTAGGTTTCTCAACTTCAGTAACCTTGTACTTCTTCATAGCTTTAGCACGTGTCTTATCAGCATCTACAATAGCTTGCATAGCTTGTGCACTAGCTTCATCAGATGATACGAACCTCATCATATTATCCATAGCTTCATCAATAGCTTCCCATTGTGCAGATACTTTATCCATTTCTGGATAATACTTCTTATAGAATGCCTTAACCTTCTTACCTGCTGGTTTAACAGTTGCTAATGTCTTACTATATCCTCTCTTCTTAGCGAGTTCTCTTAACTGTCTATGTCTTTCTTTCTCGTCTTTAATGAGATAGATATTTCCAAGCTCCTCACCAAATGCAAATATGATCTTCTCCTCATATGGTAAACCATCTAATGGATCATCATATCCTTCGGTCTCTGATCTTATAAAGTCTTCTGGATCTCTCCATTCATCAGTAACATATTTACCAACTAACTTCCAGTTATAATCCTTTCTATCCTTACCAGTATATCTTGGCATCTTATAGTTATTCAGTATGATATCGCCATGCAACACTTCATAAATGAATTCTTGTGGATCCATTGTATATCTATTATGATATGCAACTTCCTTAAGGTAAGTTAACATAGTTCTACAAGCATAGATGTAATCCACAATATTCTTATATTTGGATTTAAGCTTAGTAACATTCTCCATTGCTAACTTAAACTGTGGATCTAACTTAGGTGGTTCTTTGTGATATTCATCATCAAAGTTTCTTACTGCAACTCCTGAATACATTTCAGCAATCTTTGCTTTTCTCTCAGCGGATAATGGTACAACCTTCTTAAGAATCTCAGTGATAGGTACTTTGGATGTATCATCTTCTCTAACTCTTGCACCAATAATATTTCCATACTCATCTTTCAGCTCATCTGGTACATTACAGTTGATTCTGATTCCTGGTTCTGATTTATCACCTCTCAAGATTCTCTGACGTTCTTCCTCTTCTCTCTTAGCTCTAATCATAGCTAACTGTTCCATCATCTCTTGAGCATTAGTAAACATACCCATCTTGAGTCTATCCTCTTTAGATAACTCCTTCTTAGTTGTACCATCTGCATTACAGAATTCGTTATCATCTTTCTTCTCAACTTCCTTCTTAGGTGGTTGAGGTGGTGTTGATGGTTTCTTAGGTTGCTCTTTAGGTGTATTATCAACAACCTTCTTAGCTTGTTGCTTAATGAGTTCATCACCATTGATAACTTCAACTTCCTTCTTAGGTGGTGTTGGTGATTTCTTAGGTGTGTTCTCAACAGGTTTCTTAGCTGATTGCTCTACAGCCTTCTTAACAGGATAAATTACTTTATCAAATACACTATCATCTTCTTCCTTAGGTTGTTGAGATTTAGCTGTTGACTTTTTAGCTGGTTGAGGTTTAATCTCATCAACAGGCTTCTTAGGTTGTTCTTTCACAACCTTCTTAACAGGATCAGAGACTTTCTTAGGTGTTTCATTAGTCACTTTACCAGATGATGTATCAATCGTAATAATACCTTCTTCTTTAGCTCTATCTTTATCTAGGTTCTCAATAGTTACTACTGCACCTTTTCCATATAGCTTCTCAGCTTGTCTTCTCAACTCCTTTTCTTTCATAGCTTTCATTTCAGCCATAGCTTTCTGAGCTAAGTATTGACCAGCACTCATTCCAGTACCATCACTTGAAACATATGAAGTCTTAACTCCATTAACTTCAACTTCATGTACTTGAACTCCTTTAGGAAGTCCATTATTAGATTCTTCAACTACTTCAGTATCAGATTCTTCTTTCTTATCCTTTGATGATTGTGGAACGATATTTCCATTAACTACTTTGAGATTATCATAATCCACATCATCATCTTCTACTGATTGCGGAACGATGCATCTCTCTCTAGGTTTATCATCTTCTTCCTCTTCATCAACTTCTATAGCTGGTTCATCAGCAACAATATCATCTACATAGTCTTCTTCCCATGGTAATGATCCATCATAATCTGTATTATTACCTTCATCTGGAATATCCTCACCATGCATCATAGCCATCATCAAATCTCCTGCATTGAATTTGATATCATCTACTCCAGCCATCATTGCTTCATACAACTCTTCATCAGACATATCAGACTCATCATCATCTTCGTCTTCATCAGATTCGTCATCATCTTCCACTATTTGCTGATATCTTTCAAGTGCCTTATGTTCTGACTTTGAACGAGCTTCGGTATCGTTGAAATCATAAATCACCTGTTTAGATGCTGAATCTAAACGATCTTTCAATTCACATAACCTATCACTTCCAGGTACATTATCTGAGTCTTCGTCAGAGTCATCTTCATCATCTGAGTTATCGAAGTCCTTCATATCTACTCCAGAATTATCATACTCATCATCTTCATCATCAGCATATGGATCTGGAACATCAAATAACTCATACAAGTTATCTTCTTCTGTTACATCACCATCTGCTAACATTTGCTGATATCTTTCAAGTGCCATATACTCAAACTTTGAACGACTTTCAATGTCTTTACACTTGTCATACTTCTTAAGTTCAAATGCTGACAATAAGCAATTCTTCAATTCACATAGTCTATTGCTTCCAGGCACTTTATTTGTTATAGCTTCAATAAGCTTACCTTTATAACTGTCTGTATTCATTTCCACATTCTCCTCATCAATAACTTTGTTATCAACTTGAGATTCTTCAACTACTTTAGATTCTACTACTTCTTCTACTACTTCCACTGGTTGAGGTTCTTCAATTACTGGTTTCTCAAGCTTTCTAGGTGGATAATATGTTAAGTGTGGTACTCTACCTTCTTTAGTAGCTAAATCAATCTCATCATACTTCTCAATGATATTTTCAATAGTATCATCTTTGATATATTCCTCAGCCATCTTAATGACTTCTTCGGAATTTTCTTTATCATCAATAATCTTCTTAAGATCTCTTTGTCTCTCTCTATTGATGATTAATAACTTCTCTCTCCAATATCTATCATTATGTCTATTACTGATAATATCAGATGGATCATAGTTATCTCTATCAAACACCTTATACATATCATCTGGTGTTAACTTTGATTTCTTCTTTGACTGCTCATAGATCTTTGACATGGATACAATAGTATCATCATCAACATCTTTTGAGTTTAATACTGCATCAGCGTTTGCTGTAAAGACATTAGTATGGGATACTGGAATATCATCATCCTCATCATCTTCGTCGTCTTCATCATCATCGTCATCAGACTCATTCAATTCTGGATATCCTTCGGCTGCTGATTTAACTCTATCAGAAACACTATAACCAAAGTAATCATCCCCATCATCAATGTCTTCTTGATCCTTTCCAGCATATACGCAATCATTATAGAATCTAGGCTTAGTTAGATTACCATTAAGCTCAACAGAATCACCCATACCAAATGATACGATATTACCATCATCAGTAAAATATGTGTTGAAATTATTTCCATCAAATGAATCCATTAATAACTCACAAGCTGAATCATAACCTCTACCATCTGGACCAACAACTTCATTAAGATGTTCATTCTTATTGAATGAATTTACTTTACTAAATGCACTGATCTCATCAAAGTCTGTAAATACTTTGTATTGAGTAATCTCATCATTCATCATTGTATAGACATCATCAAATCCATATTTGATTCTTTCACTCTCTAAGAAGTCGTCTGGAATATCTTCACTAACTAAAGTACTCCAATCGAGATTATTGATATCTACAGCGATATCATCAAGATTATTAAATTTATATCCTAATGAATTACTCTTAATGAAATTAGGATCTCTTAATTCACTATCTGGACTATTCAAAATTCCCTCCACATAAAATAGATTACATAACTCAAGCTTCTTAAGTAATACGTGTTCACCCTTAGCTAATGCTTCATCAAGTGTTTCACCTTCATCATTAGCATAACCATAGATGATATCTCCATCACCTGTTTCAAAGAGTGCTTGATACTTATACTCGTCCTCATCAATTTCTGCTACTTCCATGATAAGATCTTCATAGAATCCTTCACCATAAGCAACATGGTCATATCTCTCTAAGAACTCATCTCTTTGCATAGCTTCTTCTTCTTTAGGTGTAGCATACTTACGATTACGGATTATTGGAACCCAACGTCTACGTTCTGCATACTTGATATCTTCACCTAATTTATATAAGACAGTATCATATCTCATATAGAACCAATATCCATCTGTGTAATACTCTGGAACTTTCTTTGGCTTAGGTTTGCTGAATGAAATATTAAACTTCTCATTCTCATTAGGTCTTACATCATTATTAGTACTCATAATCTTCTTTCCTCCAAATTATAAAATTTATTAAGCATGAATATATCACAATACCCTTAAATAGTATATATTTATGCATAATTATTAGATTAACACCTATATACAGTAATAGAGAACAAGATAAAATCAAATATCTTGTTCTCTATATTTATATAAACACCTATGCAACATTGCTTGTAGAATTATCAACTTCTACATGATCTGGATTATCCATACCTTCTACTTCTAGGTATTGATATTTAACACTGAGCATCTTAAAATCTTCTTCAGTTAAATTGCTAGATTGCTCAATCTTTTCTTCAATCTTACCCTTCATAGAATCATCCATATAATCATAGTATTCTTGAATAAATTTAGCGTAATTTCCATAGGTTAATTGTAATGGGATAATAAGTCTATTATCACCTTCAGAGTGTGCTAACTTATGTAATGTCCTAGATAATGGTACTAAACAGACCATATTCTTATAATGACATTCCATAACTTCGTCAGATATATCAAACACATTTAGTTCTCTTCCTTCATCTAAGTGCTTATTTATGATTATAGAAGTTATATCTTCTAATGTGAATATATCATGATGAATTTCTACTTTAACCTTCTTCTCATCACCTGATAGATTTGGGAAGAATGCACACTTTGACAAATCCATATTCTCTTTAAGATATGCTATATAGTCTTTATATTCCTGAGATGATCTAATCATTCTCTTACACTGTTCTAGGAATTTTCTCTGATCCTTAGGTGTAGAATAGAAGACTGTATAATCCATTTTACTTGGGGCTGATATTTTTAATGTCTCTATAAGTGATTTAGACAAAAAAGAAACACCACCTTTCATAATATTCTATTAATGTGGTGTTTCTTTGGATATTGATTATAATTCTTTGATGATATCGTTATATGACGCAATATACATCTTGATTTCATCAACACTATAATCTGGTGGATCATCAATATATTTCTCATCATCTATTATCAATGATGATCTACCTGTTGAGAATGATGTTATTGAAGGATATGCTAATTTATTCAATATCTCCAATATACTATCATCAAATAATGCGAGATCAATATACTTATCTTTCATTTCTTCTCCAACTAGACCATTATCAGCTCTTTCAGCAACCACTTGATACTCACTAGCTGTACATAAAACATCTACTAGAACCAATTTTCCATCTTTACTATATGATGAAAATCCATATGTATCTAACTCACAAGATTTGTTATTATTAAGATAATAGACATAATCCATCTTACTCATCTCTGTTTTTACATATAAGAAGTTATTCATTTTTCTCTTAGCTTTAAACTGCTTACAATACTTCTTATTAGTGGTAAATGCATATAGTCTAGTCTCAAGATGATCATATATCCCAGACTTTAATTCTGTCTTAATAAAATCATCCATAATATAAAACTTATAAACTATCAAACTACAATCACTCTCCTATCTCTTTATCTTATTATACATGAACCAATATGTATCAATATATATACCAATCGTATTTGGTGGTAATTTAGTCTCTATTAATTCATGTGTAGCAGAATATTCATCTAAGCAATTTGGAATGAATTTGTATATCACATCCTGATACTTAGATTTGAATACTTCAATCTCATCATT